GGGGATGTCTCCAACGGCTGATGGTAAAAACGACTGATCAATCTCGTTGGTAAAAACACCGGGACTTACTACTTTTTCACTTGAGGGCATTTAACTTCTCCATAGAATTCTTTGGTATAAGGGTATAGTGATATCAAATATAAGTAGGACTACTGGTATATAAACAGACAGTTTAATTTAACCGTCTTGACTTTTGTTCTGAGTGAAGATACCCGTTTCTGGGTTCAATACACCATCACCATACTTATCATTTATTTCTTTAATAAAATTTTGCTCAGCTTCACGTACATTCTTGAGTTTTTTGTTTAACTCATCTCGAGTGTCCAATAGTGTATCTAGCTGTTCATTTAATTGCATTTCCGCCACATGAACTTGACCATAACCCAACTGTACTGATAGATATTCATCTTGTAAAGATTTGACTCTCTCTAGCTCTTGTTTTGAAAATTTTACTTCTTGTGACATTTAAAACCTCTTGACTATTTCATATATATATAGGTATGAATTACCAAACCATCTATTTGACTTGATAATCCGTAGCATCTCCCTCAAATCCAAACACAACTTTTCTCTGAGAGAATTCCTTTGATATTTCTGCGGTTGTACCCAAGACGTTTGAAGTGAACTCTGGTATAACGTATGCTTTTACAGCCATACTAAATTCATTCTTAACGATACGTTCACCATTAGCTGTCATCTCGGTAGCATCTGTAATGCCACCTTCCAGGCTAGATAAAAATTTATACTGCTCAGAGTCTCCAAAGTACGTTTCTAAATGTTCCAGAAACACTTCCGTGACTACATTCATTTGCTCCATAAATGCTGTCATTATAACTATACTATAATTACATACAACAAAATCCGGCATGCCGGTTACTATAGTCTGTGTGATGGGAGCTGCTCCGGTTTGAATGGAAAACCTATCGTATCTGTTCTTTTTGGACCATTTGGATGACCTCTCTACCTTAATGAATTCACCCTTGATGTCATGATCAAAAGATAGTGGCATGTCTGGATTAAATGATACATCAGTCCTTCTCAACACCATTACGGGTAAAATTAAAGAATTATTTCTATCTCTCAAGACTCCATTACTTCTAAGAGATTTCCATCTTTCTTCATTACCGTACAGCACAGGTACCTTTACATATTCTCCAGAATCTAACACTCTGGGTTTCATTATGTTTTTTACATGACTTATTACACTAGTGTCTATATCTTTGAGAGTAACACTATGGCCCTTACCAAAATTATTTCCTGGATTGACTGACATTCTTTCATTACCAGTGGCATTTGTCTTGAATGACTTTTGACTGGCTCTATTTATAGTCTGTCTGTTGGTAGATTGTTTGTTAGTTATTGGTTTAATTGCCACTTTTGTTCCTCAACGCTCTAAGTTGCTGAGCCTTTGTCTTAACTGTTCCTATTTGAGTTTCAGACTTCACTGCATCTTTATCCAACTTTCCTATAGAGATTGCTCTCTTAATATCAACCTCCACCGGTAAGCTCTGTTGGGTTTGTATTGATTGTTTCCCCACAGACAATTTACCAGCTATCATATTGGCTAATTCAGAGACATCTATATTATCTCTTGGAGGTTGATCTCCATAAATATTTTCTACTGACTCTTCTACAATTGGTCGTGAAATAGTTTTAGTTTTTGTATTACTGATTATTAATCTACTACTCAAAGGTAAAACTGCCATGCTATCTTGGTCTCTCTTCAATCTGTAAATTAGAAAGTCTTGATCGATTAGCTATTACTTTTATCATATGCTTGAAAGCTTGATGACCTCCTATCAATTGAGGTTCAGTTACTGAATTTATTTCCCAATAAAAATCATTCCAATCACACACATCTCCAACTTCAGGTGCAAAACCTGCCTCTGCTAGTGTGTTTCTATGAAAGTACAATTCCACGTTTGTATCCAAATCAGGTCCTGCTTCCAGTTGTTGGAATACTGGCTCTTCCCAGGATATTAAACAATTCACTCTAAATCCAGTTTGATAGTATTTAGTTCCAGCTTCACCGTATATGTTAGCTTTTGTATCATCCAAAGAAATCTTGTATATATCAACATACTGACCAAGTATATCATCAATGAGTTCTTCGTTGAGAGCATCAAATAATTCAACTTCTTTTTGAGGTATAAAAAATGGAGAAAATGCTGCCATGATCTATCCTATAAATATTTCTAAAGGACCTCTACTAAGTACAGTTTGATTAGCTTGGGCCACTTCAGCTTCTCTCTGAGCCTTTTCGGATAGAGATACACTCTCTAAAAATTCTTTTAATTCCGTTAGCATTTGGTCTTTTTCTTCTCTACCTTCAGCCTTGAGGGAATCACCATCTAAAGATACTTCACCTCCTGGTAGCGGTAAAGATGCATATTTGCTTCGTATTATTCCTAATAACTCTTTTGATAGAGCCAGACAATACTTACGAATCCACTGTCGACCCGCTGAATTTATTTCTTTATATGGTAAAAACTTATAAGGTGCATTACTTGGATCAGATGTTGTGCCTTGTGTAAATGAATTACTTGTAGATCTTACATCATCTCGAACATAATATTCAAACCACACCTTGTCACCGGTATCTGTGCTGGTTGGTCTTGGAAAAATTTTTAATTTATTATTAACTATATTAAATGAGTAAGCTGATTTTCTAATTTTATCGTTAGTTTCTATTGCCATAGCTCGTGCTATGTCATAACTAACTGGTCTCATAACATACTGAGCTGCAGGAGCTGCATTACCCATCCCAAACGAATCTAACATATTTCTCTGCTCAAATGACCCTGCAAATGGATCATAAAAACGTGTTATGGCAGCTGGTCCTTGATTGTATACCATTTGAATTTCAAGTCTTTTATTACTCTCAGAAGCCTCTGCCCATGTTTGTAAATCATACTCTTGTTTGCCTGATATCAAGTCTACAGAACCACTCTTGAGATCTGTATCTCCACCAACACCAGCATATGTTCCATAAGCCTCACTGAGTACAATAGATGTTCCTAATCCCGGTGATACTGGTTCGTTACTGCCTGTTTGAGAATATGCGGAACCGCTTTCTTTATTGGAAGATCCATAATGATCCCATAACCAGTTCTTCATATTATAATTGTTAATGTGAAGAGAATATTCTGAAATGGCTTCTTCAAAACATGCAAATATACTTCCACTGAATATTTCCAATTGTAATACCGGATGTCCCAGTCTTCTAGCCACCCACTTAGTAACAGTTAAGCTGTCATCTTGAAACGTTTGATCATTATCATAGATTGAGTATGGTGTACTTCCACTAGCATTATTGGTGGGGTCTTCATATATGTAATTAAATTTGCTCATGATTGTTATCTATAAATATACTACATAAACAAAAAAAGGGATAGTTAGACCATCCCTTTTTATGATGTTAGAATCTCGATTCTATACTTCTACGTTACTTCTTAAAGCATACTAACAGTGCTGTTTGACCGACACCTGCGCCTGTCCCAAAGTCACTACCAGTGATACCCATAGAACTTGTAACGAAGAGCTGTCCTGACGCTGCTCCTTGACCTACTGCTCCAGAACTACTAAGTATGAAAGCAGATGCTCCGGTAGTAACAGAGGATCCGTATGTATCCTTTGTTAAATAGCCTTCACTACTGACAGTTCCATCTTTGATAGCTTCCAATGCTGTTGCCGCTGCAACTCGTCTGACTGACCCTATCTGATATGTTACGTCCTCGAAACTCACTTCTGTTTTGATTGCGCTCATTGCGTTCTCCAATTTAGTTGACGGCCCAACTAGTGGGCCGTCAAACAGTTAGTTCGATTTATAACTGGTCTAATGAATCGACGTAGATCTTACCGTAGAACTCTGGTCTGATCATCTTCTTAGCGTATCTAGTCATAATACCTTTTCTTGGTGTAAAATCACTTGGATCATACACTAATGGTGTCATGATTAACGGTACGTAAGGAGCATACACAGCACCTGTTTCTAGGAAGTTACTACCACCCC